TTCTCTGAAGAGGATACCTTTCTATCTATTGTCAAGGACAAGTACCGTGTAGTAGAGAACGAGGAAGTCTTGATGCCTCTTCAGGAACAGATGGTTAACTTCTTTGACCCATCTGTACTACAAGATATACAAATAAAAGATACGATGCTCAAAGGTGGAGCAGTATGCTTTGCAGAGTACATTCTTCCTCGTGTATCTAAGCCGGTCGAGACTAGTACAGGGCATAGAACAGATGTAGGATTACGATTCATCCAGAAGACTTCTTTTGATGGTTCTTCTAGTGTTGTTCTGTATTCTGGAGACATTGATTTCTTTTGTACTAATGGACAGATTAATGGAACGTATGATGTCACACGTAAGCGACACACTAAGAATTTTTCTGTTGATGGTTTCACCTTAGCCTTGGCAGATACATTAGATACTTACTCTAATACTGTTATGCAATACCAACGATGGGCAGACACTAAGATTAATAACTCCAGTAAAGTTATTGATCTATTCCGTAAGCTTACCACTGGTACAACTGCTGAACCTAAACGTAAGAATGCTTTAGCTGATAAGTTATTTGCACAGTACACCGATGAGGTAAAGGTACGAGGTTCAAACGTATTCTCCTTGGTATCCTCTCTATCTAACTACTCTAGTCACGGTGACAAAGACGATAGGTTTGCCTTGACTGCGGCAGGAGATGGTGGTACACTGTTGAAGCGGCAAGAACAAGTCGGCAATTGGCTCACCAGTTCAGTCTTTGAAGACTTTCTTGAAGTAGTTTAATAACAATAATAGGAAAGGATTTCAGTAATGGTTTATAAATACGGTAGCCATGAAGATATACCTAGCTATATGAAATCTTATTTGCTTACTGTATCTCATGCTCCCTTCATAGAGTTGATACCAGTAGATGAAATAAATAGTTTTCTAAATGGTTTGGAGGAGTGGGAAACTGAGAATTATCCTGAGTCTATTTCTCAGTTCAACACGGTCCACTAGTTTTGTTAGTATCTACGGACGGCTCTACCACCATTCACTAGGTGATAGGGTCGTCCATCTACATACTATAATAGGAGTAAGAGGTTATGATTAAAAACAGATTGTCTTTAGATAATCTAGGAGTTCAGTTAGAGATAAAGGACAAGGGTTTGTATGTATCCTTCTACCTAGATGCAGACTATGGAACTAAGCCTATATGTAGTATCTTAATGGATGATCTTATCAGTGACTACAATACTTCCTTCACATACAGTGGCTCTTCAGAGGACAAGGAAAGTAAACACTTTATTAAGATGTTAGATTTAATGGGAGAACTTTATGGTTGTCTAGAAATAGTAGAAGCTATTGTAGATAGAAAGAAACTTACCAAGACTGAATGCCGCCGTACTAAAGATAGTTATGAGGATGACTTTCCTACCTCTGGATTTGGAGATGACTTTGGAACAACCTTCTGATGCCTGACGATAGTTTGGATATGGCTAAGAAAGAAATAGCATTGCTTACAGATTGCTTGTACAAAGAATATGAAAATGTTAAAGAGCTAAGAGAGAATGTATCTTACCTAGAAACCTTGCTATCCAAGAGAGAAAAAGATTTAGAAGCTATGACTATTAAAGTACTGATGGGACAAAGATAATATAAACAATGGCTTAACTCCCGTAGTTCAATTGGATAGAACAATAGACTTCTAATCTATAGGTTGCAGGTTCGAGTCCTGCCGGGAGTGCCAAGGAAAGGAGACGATACGTTGAAGGTTAATCTAATCAGTAGCTCAGGTTCTGATGTAACAGTAGTCAATGCAGCAAGAGTTTCTTTTGATAAGGAAAGTGAGTGGGACACAGAAGAATTTAAAGATAATGTTTCTAAGTTATATACTAAGGATAGGAAACTAATCCAGTACTTAGCTAAGCATAATCACTTCACCCCATTCACCCACTGCACTATAACTCTACGAGAAACAGTACCTTTATTTGTAGCTAGGCAGAGATTCAAACATACTATAGGGTTCTCTTATAATGAGATGTCGAGACGATATGTAGATAGTTTACCAGAGTTTTATAGTCCTGAAGTTTGGCGGGGCAAGCCTCTTAATTCTAAGCAAGGTAGTAGTAATCAAGTTATAGATATAAGTAAGCCTGATAAAAACCATATGAATGAATACGAAAAAGCTTTGAAGTATTGTACTAGGACATACAAACACCTACTAAGTTTAGGAGTCTGTCCTGAACAGGCACGTATGGTACTACCTCAAAGTATGTATACAAGCTACTATGTTACTGGCTCCTTGTATGCATTTGCTAGGGCTTACAGTTTAAGAAGTAGTGCTGATGCTCAACAAGAGATAAGAGAACTTGCAAAAGAATGGGATACTATTATAACTAAGTTGTTTCCTTACTCATGGAACTGCTTGACTAAAGGAGAAGGTTAGATGCTAAGAGTTACTAAAACGTACAGGGATCAGGAGAAATGAAGAACTTATGGGAGAAAGATAGAAAGATTATCTTTAGAGAATTGTTGACAACCTATATGCAAGAAGGCTACAACAGGAAGGAAGCTAAGAGACTAGCATCAGAAGAGACAGATGAAATGATGTCAGGTGACATGGCTTTTGTAAATGAGATTATGAATAACCAAGATGACTAACCTCTTACAAGGAGAAGGAAATAGTGTACAAGATTATTAGAGGTACAAACTACACCAAACCTTTTGATGAAGGAACCCTAGAGGAAATGAAGGAAGGGTTGTCATGTGTCAGTATTCTTATGAAGCATCTAGATTTTTCCAGTTACTTCAATGAGAGCAAGGAATCTCTATTTGTTAGAGCATCACGTAAGCGTTCTGTTGAATATAAAATAGTGAAGGACTAAGAGAATGTCAGGAATAAGCACTAACATACACTACGTTAAGAACATAACAGCAACTAACGAGTACCTGTCTGGAAATGTTTGTTACTATACGTCCATCGAAGTGGAACAAGAGGATGGAAATGTTTTAAGCTTCACACTCTATCCGTCAGATAGAACCACACCTTTGAATATAAATACTGTAAAGGGTGAATCTTTTATTTAAGCAGAGGAAGTTGACATGCCTACTAAATATAAGTATCAAGGTTCTAAGTATACCCTAGAAAAAATTATTAAAATGTATTTAAATACGATAAGATCATCTTATATTTCTATGGAAGAGATGCAAGGAGATATGTATGTGTCTGATCTTAACATAATACTTCACGCACGTTATTCTCTTGAAAGAGTTTTAACTGAGGTTACTGCTAAGAGAAAAGCTAAAGAGAAAGAGAATGCTAAGGATTACCACCACTACAATAGAGAAGGCATACCTGTCTTCGTACCTACACCACCACCACCCAGTGAAGATGTTGACGATGAAGATTATACCACAGTAGAGGAAGAACAAAAAATACCAGAGAGATATTAAATGACAGTAGATAGTAAAGTAGTAGACCAAGGCGCATGCCCAGACTGCTCATCTAGTGATGCATATACTTCATATTCAGATGGGCATTCTTTTTGCTTTAGTTGTTCAACCTATCGACACGATAGTTCACAGGAAGAAGGACACGGTATAGTGAATACACCCCTCAATAACACGGTTAAGCCAATGACAAATAATAAAGGATTGCATACTGACATACCTAACAGGAACATCTCTTTAAATACCTGTAAGAAATACAACGTCCGTACTATTAAAGATAACTCTAATAAGATTATACAACATCTCTATCCTTACTACGATAAGAATAATAATCACATAGCTGATAAGATTAGAGACTGCGATACTAAGAAGATGCACTCTCAACCAGAAGGTGCCATGCGTGAGGCTGCTCTCTTTGGTCAGCATCTATTTTCCAGTGGTGGTAAGTACATCACCATCTGTGAAGGAGAACTAGACTCTATGTCAGCTTATGAAATGCTGGGGTCTAAGTGGCCTGTAATTTCTATTAACTCTGGCGCTCAATCAGCATACAAGAACTGTAAGGATAACCTAGAATACCTCAATACATTTGATAATGTTGTCTTATGTTTTGATGCTGATGAACCCGGCAAGGCTGCGTCACAGAAGGTAGCCTCTCTATTCGAGCCTAACAAATGTAGGATTGTTAATCTTCCTACCTTCAAGGATGCTAACGAGTACCTTATGAAAGGTAAACGTGAAGACTTCTCTATGGCTTGGTGGAATGCCAAGGAGTACACACCTGCTGGCATACTTAACCTTGCCGACATGGGTGCCTCGCTGTATGACGAGGGTCAGTACAAGACCTGCCTCTACCCCTTCGCGGGGCTTAATGACAAGCTATATGGTATGCGTACAGGTGAGCTGGTTACCTTCACGGCAGGTACAGGCACTGGTAAATCAAGTGTGATGCGAGAGCTTATGCACCACGTCCTTACCAGTACAGAGGATAACATTGGAGTCATCTCCTTAGAAGAGAACGTAAGGAGTACGATCTTCCACCTTATGTCTGTCGAAGCTAACGCTAGGTTGTACATCAGAGAGGTACGTGAAGAGTACTCACGCGAAGACCTTACTGCATGGCAGGATGCTACTGTAGGCACACGTAGGTTCTATGCCTTCGATCACTTTGGTTCTATGCGTACAGATGAAATCCTTAGTAGGATTAGGTACATGATCAAGGCTCTCGATTGTAAGTGGATATTCCTTGACCATCTATCTATCCTTGTGTCAGGCTTGGAAGGTGAGGATGAGCGACGTAACATTGATAACCTCATGACTAAGCTACGTAGTATCACAGAAGAATGCAATGTATCGTTGCTACTTGTATCCCATCTAAGACGTACTAGTGGAGACGCAGGGCATGAGCAAGGCAAAGAGGTAAGCCTATCACACCTTAGAGGCAGTCAGAGCATTGCACAGCTATCTGACGCAGTTGTAGCTATGGAAAGGGACCAGCAATCTGATGACGATAACATCTCCAACACCACAACGATACGTGTATTGAAGAATCGTTACAGTGGTGAGACAGGTGTGGCTTGTCACTTGTTCTTCAACAAGGATACTGGTAGGTTACAAGAAGTTCAAAGCCTTGGTGATAATCCTGATGGTGGTGATGATGGGGATATGGTTCTTTGACTAAGATGATTTTAATTACTGCTCTTATCAGCGATGTTATTATTATTCTTGTTATTAACCTAGTATTTAGTATACTTTAACATAACAGAAGATTGATAATGAATGTAGTTCTAGATATTGAGACAGATAGTTTAGATGCCAGTGTTGTTCATTGCATCGTAGCTAAAGATAGGCAGACAGGGGAAGTTCATTCTTGGAGAGAACAGGAATGCTATACAGACTTCCCCTTGTTCTGTAGTAAAGTAGATAAGTTTATAATGCACAACGGTATATCTTTTGATGCTCCAGTACTTAATAAGTTACTGGGTACTAAGATATCCTTATCTCAGATAGAAGATACATTACTTTTATCTCAACTAACCAATCCATCTAGAGATAAGGGTCACTCATTAAAGTCTTGGGGTGAACGATTAAACTTTGCTAAGATAGAGTTCAAAGACTTCACCTCTGGTATCTCTGATGAGATGGTAGAGTATTGTAAGGGTGATGTAGCTTTAACAGAACGGGTATGGATAACCTTACAACAAGACATAAAGAAGATAGATAGAAGAGCTATAGATTTAGAATACAAAATAAGAGCCTTGATAGATCAACAGGAGAAAGGCGGGTTCACTCTTGATATTCAAAAAGCAACAGGACTTATTGCAAGGCTTGAAGATAAAGCAGATGAATTAAAAAGAGAAGTTCACCAAAGGTTTACTACTATCCTTGTTCCAGTTAAGGAAGTAACACCTCGTTATAAAAAGGATGGGAGCTTATCTACTGTAGGTCTTAGACATATAAGTGATCCACTAACAGTTGTAGGTGTACATACATCTATTGAATACCAAGAGTTCAACCTAGCTTCTAGGCAACAGATAGTAGCTAGGCTTACAAAATGTGGATGGAAACCAGAGAAGTTTACTGAGAAAGGCCACGCTATAGTAGATGAATCTGTACTTAAAAATGTAGATATACCTGAAGCTAAGATGATAGCAGAATACTTAATGTTAAATAAGCGGGTAGCCCAAGTTAAATCATGGGTTAAATCTTTAAGAGAGGATGGTAAAGTTCATGGACAAGTACTTACTCTACGAGCTATATCAGGAAGGATGGCGCATCATTCACCTAACATGGCTCAAGTTCCAGCGGTGTATTCTCCCTATGGTAAGGAGTGTCGCGAGTGCTGGACAGTATCAGATGCTGCTAATGTTCTTGTTGGTTGTGATGCTTCTTCTCTGGAACTAAGAGCATTAGCTCACTACCTTAATGATCGTAAGTTTACAAACGAGGTAGTAGATGGTGACATACATACAGCTAACCAACATGCTGCAGGATTAGAGACAAGGGACCAAGCGAAGACATTCATCTATGCATTTATCTTTG